ATCCTTTCAAGAACCAAACCAGAACTAAATAAACATACTCACCCAGACAGGTGAGTTTGCAGTCAAGTATAGAAAAGGAAACGCAATGAAAAAGAACCCCTCTATCCCTGTGGCCAGCCCCTGGGACGACACACCGTTTGATAGTGAGCCATTAGATCCAGCAGCACCAGCGGAACCCATCCGCCCCAAACCTGCGAAACAAAGCAAGCAAGACATCATCAGCCGAGACGTTGTAAAGATAGAATTTGATCTGGAAGGTCTCATGACAGACTTTCCTACTGCCAAAGAACTGGAACGTTTTGTGTATGACCAAACAGGTCGTGTGCTGAATCTCAAAGGTCGTGCCAACAAGCTCAAGTATCAAGTGGCCATGGATGTGCTGAATGGTGTTGCAGTTGACCCACAGTTTGAAGGTGGCGACAACCCTTACATCGAACGTGCAGACCTGGTGCCAGTAGAAGAACTTCGACCTACACCGGCCCGTGATGCTAGCCTACCGCCAGCAGAAACAGTGCAGAATCAATTTGTTTCACGTTTGGTGCCACACACAGATCCAGACTTCCGTGCGCAAGATCGCAAGGTGGACTGTGTTTTCCGCAAATACCGTAACGGCATGATTTCGTATGAAGTGTTGGGACCAATTGACCAACGTCCCGAAGGTGAAAAGATGGACAAGTTTGGCCGCATGAGACCTGAAATCATACGCTGGGTTGATCCAAGAACCGGTGAACAGGTTGTGGTGCGCAAAGACGGCACCTTGACACCACAAGGTCGTAACCTGCGTGGCATGATGCAGAAGATGCGTTTCAACAACAGCAACTGGTGGGACATTTGGGTAGACCGTGAGTTTGCTGAAATGGCCGGTGGTGAATTAAGCAATCCATGGGACCTCAAAGAATGATGGGCGCCTGGAAGGACGAAGCTATCAGAACTGCACGTGAACAGGCCGATGAAATCCGTGTGCAAGAAACCCTGATTGCTCAAAAGGTTGGGGCTGCTCACAGAGCAGCCTTTCATGAAAAGTTTCCGGGTCAGTGTGAACACATCATGCGCTTGATCGCAGAACGCCTGCAACTGGGACTACGCAAGGACAATCCTGTAGAACTTTCACCGGGTGAAATCTACAGTTTGGCGAGTGCTCTCCGCGCCATTTACGACATACATGTAGATCTGGCAGGTTAGGGTATGGCACACATTGTGGCCAATCTGCCTGCAGTCAAATGCTTTGTGCGGCGTGAGTTCTTGTATGATCATGTGTCAGGTCATGGCGAACTGGAACCTTGCTGGTGGATCTCAATCAAGAGTCTGAGAGGACAAGCGTTCCGTATAGAAAGTTACCTGAATCATTACGGTGCACTCTATGACAAACTGCCCTTGCATGCCTATTGCTGGAAGCCGATCGAAGGTGAACCCCTGCCGCTAGACTATTTGCAACTGTGGGACTGCCTCAGCTACGACATCACTGTGATCAAAAAAGCACAGTTGCAGAGCATGCGGTGCAAGTTCAAACTCAAAGACGGTGGCTGGATGAGCGGAGAATATCTGTTCACTGTGGACTCAGCACATTCAGATTTCAATACCTTGGACACTGGCTTTAGTGAAGATGTGGAAGATCACAAAAGCTACAACTTTATAAAATGTGACAATGGACAGTTTGCCGCACAGCCCAACAACAGGCTCTTGATCATGGAGCCCAGCTCAAATCCGCCCGAACTCAAACGGCCCGACTTCCGAGTCAGCACAAGAAGATGGAGTGTAGAAACAGATGCCAAATGGGCCTTGGGCGCTACCAACACTGTGATGTATGATATCAAATGATCTGATCATGCGTCGTGCCCTGCGTTGGAGCTGTGATCAATCGGGCGTGGCTGTTGCCAACATCAATCAACTGCCACACGAAGCTTTGAGCAGTTTACAGGACTTGACCCTGGCAGTGGCCGATGACATGCGCTATAATGCCTTGAAGTATTTTAGGCCGTTTGATCATCAACGTGCTTTCTTTGCCACTGCCGGAAGTGATCGTAGAGGCATACTAGCAGCCAATCGTATTGGCAAAACTGTAAGCACCTGTTATGAAACTGCCATGCACCTTACGGGTCAATATCCTGCGTGGTGGACTGGATACAGGTTTGATGGTGCCATCACTGCCATGGTGGCCGGTGAAGGTTGGAGCCAGGTAGCAATGGTTCTACAAAATGAATTGTTAGGAACTCAAGATGTCAAAATCAAGGAAAACATTGGCACTGGTGCCATACCGCTGGCAAGCATTATACAGGAAACTATGCGGTCGGATGGGGCAAATTGCATGGGAGTTGAGATACGACACACGTCAGGTGCTAAATCGTATCTGCTGTTTGCCAACTACACGCAAGAAGTCCGGCAAATGCAAGGATTCAAACTGAACTTGGCTGTGTTTGATGAACAACCTCCAGACGACTTCTTCTCAGAGATTGTTACCAGAACAGCCACCACACAAGGAAAGATCCTATGCAGTTTCACGCCTTTAAAAGGACTCAACGGCTTGGTCTCCAAGTTTTGGAACAGAGAGGCCGGTTACGATTTCATAAGAGTCGCTTGGGACGATGTTCCCGAATACGACCCATGGGGCGAAGCATTTCTCTTAAAAGAAACCCGAGCTCAACTCGAGCGAGATTACTTGCCGCACGAGCGAGAAGCCCGTATTGCTGGCAAGCCGGTCATGGGTCAAGGCGCTGTTTTCCAAATACGTAATTGGCCGGTCTATAAAACCGGCACTTACGACTTCAAAAACATGCCGGGCATACACAGGATCATTGCCTTGGACCTGGGCTTGGTCAATGATCGAACTGTGATTAGTTTGATGTATTGGCATCCGGGTGAACGATCTGCTTGGTTGCACAGACAGATCTGTGTATCCGGCATAGAAGAAGCCAATCCGGCCAACTATGTGCAACATCTCATGAGACCCGAAGTGTTTGGCACGCCCATAGTGTTACCGGCCGACGCTGGCACAGCAGGACGTTACACCATGAGTGCCTTGAGCATACGTGAACTGTTTGAACAGTATGGACTCAATGTTTGGGAACGGCCCATAATGAATCCTCCCGACTCAGAAGGTAGAACAACCAATCACAAGGCCTATGGCATCAATGTCATGCGTCAAATGCTGGAAGCTGGCACCTTTCAGGTCAATGAAAACTGTGTGGATTTCTTGCGTGAAGCCCAAAACTACTATGTGGATCCACAAGGCAGATTCTCGGATCCCGACGACACCATAGATTCGGCACGCTATGCCTTGCTGGGTTGCCTAAATGACATAGCCGAGCCCTGGGACAATAGAACCAGCAGAGAACGCATGGCAGCCCAAAGAGACCGTTACATCACCAGACCTAAACCGTCAAGTGCGGTCAAACAGACATTTGACGCCGGCTAAACATTGTGTTATAATTGCTGTATGCGTAAATGGTCAATCCTGCTGGTATTTGTGCTAGCCAACACAATTCAAGCCGAAGAAATAGCACGTCCTGTGCCACCAGAATTCATACAAACACAGCTGGTCAGTGCTTGGGGTGCCACACCCCAACAGGCTGTGGCTGCAGCATATGGTATTGCCCTGGCACAAGCCCGTCCAGGCACAACAACACAGCAGATAAGAGCCACCAATCATGCAGTGGCAGAAATGGTTCCGCATGCCACAGGATGGTCAACACAAGTTTGGGTCACAGTAAGAACAGCTAACTGACCAGCATTGCCGGGATCCAACTAAATACTGCACAAGGAATCCCCAACACATGCTGAATATCCAACACAAGGTCTTGCGCAATCTCAACACAACCAATGCGCAATTGGACCGTTTTGTAAAACTCAAAGGTCAACTAGACATCAAGTGTGCTGCATACCTGCGCTACTTGGGCACCAAAAATGCAGTAAATCGTGCCAGTGATTATCACTATTTGTGCTTGGCTGTAAATGAATCCACAGCACCGGTCAACGGCATTGATTACATACACCCAGTGGTCAAACCTGCTGTGGACTATGTGACTGCTGTGATTGCCAAAGGTCTTGCACCCGACGGTGAAATCAACTTTGAATTTGTGCCAGATCATGAAGATGATGATGTGGCTGCACG